TGGTAGACAGCGAAGAGTTCCTGCAGAAGGCAGTCGAATTATTCGATAAGATGGAGGATTGCAACACGCCGTTCAATGTAACGATGGAGTTGGCGGTAGGCGAAGCAAGGAAGGAGATGGCAATATGAAGAATACATTAGGAGACTTGAATAACCACCTGTTCGCTCAGCTGGAAAAGCTGGGAGACGATGATCTTACAGGAGAAGAGCTGGAAAGCGAGTTGAAGAGAACTGATGCTATATGCGACATTAGCGAGCAGATCATCAAAAACGGAGAGCTACAGTACAAGGCGATGAAGCACATGGACGAGTATGGGTACGAAAGACAGAAGGCGGTTCCGGAAATGCTCGAAGTTCATGCGGGGGGGCGAACCATAAATGAGAGGCTGGCCCGAAGAAGTGATCGCCTGGCTGCGTGATAATGTTCCAGGCAGAACCACAAAACAGGTTACAGAGCTGATAAATCAACAGAGGTTCGATAAGAAGTACGGAATGGTATTTTCCGATGCGGCGATAAAGGGTGCGAAGAACCGGTATGGCATAAAGAGCGGCACTACCGGCGGGGTTCCAAAAGGGTACTCACTAAAATATCCGAAGGGAATGGAAAGTTACATTCGGAGCATTGCGGTAGGGAGAAAGACAAAAGAAATTGCAGAACTGGTGTCAGCACATTTCGGAATAGAGTTCAGTGAGAAACAGTGCAGGGCATACAAGAAGAACCACGACATTATCAGCGGTGTTGACTGCCGGTTTGAAAAAGGACACGTTCCGGCAAATAAAGGAAAGCCAATGAGCCAGGAACAATATGAGAAGTGCAGGGCAACGATGTTTAAGAAAGGTCATGTCCCGGCAAACCACATGAAAGTAGGAGAGTACACACATACGACAGACGGCTATCTTATCCGAAAGGTTAAAGAAATCGGTCAACAATGGGAGCGGTTTGAGTTTGTCCACAGGGCAGTATGGGAAGAACACAACGGACCGGTTCCCGAAGGTAAGATGGTATCATTCCTGGATGGAAATAAGGACAACTGCAACATAGAGAACCTGGTGCTGATAGACAATGAAGAAAACCTGGAAATGAACAGAAGTCAGTTAAGGTTTACTGATCCGGAAAGAACAAAGACCGGTACGTTGGTAGCGAAGGCAAGAGTAACAGTCAGACAGAAGAAAAGGAGAAAATAGATGGAGATTAAAGCGGCGAATGCAGAGGAGACGATCCGCTGCATCCTGGACGAAGAGAAAATGACCCAGCAGGATTTAGCGGACAGAATGGGGATTACGAGACAGAACATCAGCCAGTCTCTCAACCGAAACGCTAAGAGTATGAGATACGATAGTTTCTCAAAGATGGTAGCAGCTCTCGGTTACGAGATTGTTGTAAAAAAACTTTGACAAAATACGCAAATTAGAAGTAAACCTATTGACAAATACGCAGTTGCGAAGTATAATATATACATAATCAAACAATACTTAAAGCGATGGAGGTAGTCGGTATGAAGGTTTTTAGAATGGTAGATGTTGAGAAGATAGAAAAGATGCTTGCGGATGGAAAGACAGTGGTTGTAGAGTGGCACACGCCTTACGAAGCAGGCAACAAGGTAGAGACAGTTAAGTATGTAAGATGGGATGGCTTGGTATTTACAACTGGTGACTGCGTTTACACAGGGATAGACAAACTGATCGACATTAGAGAGGCGGCATAGAAATTTTTTTACCTAAAGAACTCGCAAATGAGTGTTTCACGTGAAACACAGTTCGCAAATTTGAAAGGAGCGTATTTGTATGAAGGAAGTATTGAAGAAGTTAAGAGCTTTAGAGGCTGAAATGGAAGAAGCCGAGAACCAGTCAGAGTATTGGATGGAAGAAGAACACTTGGATATGGAAAAGTCAGACAACTACGAGGCTGAGGCAGACAGATTGTACCAGGAAGTGTATAAGATGCACAACCAGGTGGCAGATTTCATCGTAAACCTCACTTCCGGTCAGATTGACAAAGTGACGGCAATGTTGATGATGCGTCAGAGAAGATCAGACGTAGAGAGAATTTTAGGAGCAGCATAGGAGGTGAGCAGGTGTACGACTACGACGGCAATATGGGTTATTTTCAGAGACAGCTGGAAAAAGCCGGGATCAGCCAGGAAGAGGTTGATATGAATAACTACGCAGGGCTGACAGCAAGAGAGCTGCAGAGCATTGTTGACGGTGCGATTAAGACAAAGCAGATTAGAGAATCAAAGAAGGAGGCGTAAGGCTATGGCATTATTAGAGGTTAAGACAGAATGGGCAGTGCATAAGGATTGTTTCCTGCAGGTAGCAAGATACCAGGCAGATAACAGCAGGGCAATCGAGATTTGGAACAACGAGGACGGACCTATTGCAAGAATCACGGTATGCATCGCAGGAAGCGGACTTGCAGAGGACGAGACAGTGATCGACACGAATAATTGCCCTTGGGCGATGGAGTTTATCAAGCAACACGGTTTCGGGCAGGCTACCGGCAGAATGGTAAGAAGCGGTTACTGCACATATCCGGTAGTAAAGCTGGACATTGAGAAAATCGGTGAGTATTTGGAGGTGGCGTAATGGAAAGAGTGTATTTCAGCATCAATGAGGCCGGAGCAAAGACGGCAAACGATATGATGTCATTCAGCGAGTATAAGACCGGGAGCAAGACTGCTGGTTACAAGGCACAGGTCGATAAGGCATACGAGCTGGCAGAGAAGGTAATCGAGGCAAGATCAAGCGAAGAGGAAAGAGTGTCGAAGCTCTGCGAGAGATATTCGAGACGACTGGCTCAGAACATCAACAAGGATATTCAGATCGGCATGATGTGCCCGTCGGTAATGATTTCCGGAGCAGGAAACTTCCCGGTCAAAAAGAAGGAAAAGCAGGTAGCGGCATGGGATAAGAACCATGAGGACTATAAAGAGGTTGAGGCAATCCTTGGAAAGATTGAGGCAATTTTTTATGGCAAGGACGTTATCAAGTCTGATGATGAGAACGCAATCGAGAAGCTGCAGGATAAGGTTGACGGATTGAGAGAGGACCAGGAGAGAATGAAGCAGGCCAACAAAGCAATCCGTATGAAGGACAAAGAAAAAGGCGATGCAATGCTGCATGACATGGGATATACAGACGAACAGATCGCCCAGCTGAGAGAACCGGACTTCTGCGGAAGAATCGGTTTTCCGGACTATATGCTGGCGAACAACAACGCCAATATCCGAAGATTGGAAGGAAGAATCAAGAGCCTGCAGAAAACGAAGTCTCAGGGAACACAGGAGAGCGAGAATAAGTTTTTCAAGGTCAAGGAGAATGTGGAGGCTATGAGAATCCAGCTGTTCTTTGAAGGAAAGCCGGAACCGGAGGTAAGAGATATTCTGAAAAGCAATGGGTTCAGATGGGCACCGTCGGTAGGTGCATGGCAGAGACAGCTCAACAATAATGGAAAATATGCGGTAGAGAGAGTTATCAGAGAGCTGGAAGAAATGGAGGCGGCAGAGTGAACATGAAGTTAGAACCGAGAAAGGCTACAGATCGAGGTGGCTGGTTGTGTATGCCACTGGTAATAAACGGACCGGAGGGAAAACCTGGTTGGAAAAAGGTACGTTGCCCGGAATGCGGGACACTCTGCTGGCAGAGACCGGAGGATGCAGGGGTTGTTAAGGCATCACACCTTGACGGTGCGGTATGTACCAAGTGTGCATTAAGAAAGGCAGGTGACGTAGTATGACGATTAGAGAGGCGAGCAAAGGAGTAGTTACATCCGGAAGAGGAACCTATAATATCGGCTTCAACGATGGAGACGAGACACAGTTTGATGTTCAAAATCTCGAAGAACTGCAGGAGTGTTGGTCGGAGTTCTGCAAGGAAGAAAAGGTTGATCCTGGATGTGTAGACTACGTGGAAAGGGTGAGTTAGTGGAAGTTTTAACAAGAGCCATAGCAAATGAATACAGAGACAGGGCGTTGCTCCTGCCGTCAAACGGACTGCAGGACATTGGAGAAAGAAGAAAGTTGCGGGAAGAACTGCAGACCAGGTGTAATCTGACAGAGCTGCAGGCGGTGAATATCATAAATGGTTTTCACATTCCGGACTATGTGAGAATTGCAGAAGTAAGAGCAGCAAAGGAGGCAGAAGAACATGAGAATTGAGAAAGAAGGATTTGCGTTACACCTGGAAGGAACGTGGTGCGAGATTTCCAATAAATACGGAGTCCAGGAACACGGAGACGTGGCAGTAAATGAAGAGGATATTCCGGAAGGATATGCAGAGAAGAAGCTGGATCAGTTCATTGGCACTCACAAGGTCAGAAGCTTTATGAAGGACGAGAACTGCGAGAAGAAAGTGGCATTCGACCCGGAGACTAAGGAATACATTCAGCTGCAGGCGGTAAAGCCGGTAGGCGACGATGTATATGTGGTGCAGAAATTTGATAATGAGCTGGTATTTATGGGCGAGATATGGAGCGGATGCAAGTACAAGGACGAAGTCCTGGATTGGATGCGATCCAACTACGAGGTTGAAAGTTGTTTGACGGCAGAAGTGTATAGAAACCCGCTAGGCGATTGTACCAATGACGGAATATCTTCATACCAAAAAGAGTTATATGTCCTAGCAGCACAGAAGGGACCTTTTGAGCCGGAGGACATCAGACAGTGCGTGTACATAGAGAGACGAGAAGTTATGGGTAAAGAGTACATTGACTGCAAGCCTGCATACTGCAGAAAGCGTTGGTACATGATGGGCGGCAATTTCCTCTATACATCAGACAGCAGATTTAAGGAGATTACAGGAATCAGCTACCCGATAGCAATTCACGACAGATACGAAGGGAGGTAGGCAATATGGTGATCGTTGGGTATTACGCTCACGGCAACAAGCACTACGTGGCGTTCAATGAGAATGAGGAACGCCCGGACAGATTTATGATAACGGATGGATTTCATGACAGACCAGTAAATGAGCGAAACGTAGGCAAGTACAAGGGGTACGTCAAGATCGAGAAGTCCCAGTGCGATTTGAAGAAAATCATCGGACGTATCCGTGGCGCAAGACCGTGGCATCCGTTGCTGAAATTGCTTCAAAAAGAAGCGGGGTAATTTTTTTACCTAGGCAACTCGCAAATACGAAAATTAAGGATTGAAGAATACGCATTTAGGAGGATAAGACATGGAAGCTAAAGACATTGTGAATATTGGATTGGAGCATATACATCCGCATCCGGACAACCCGAGAAAAGACCTGGGAGATTTGACTGAGCTGGCAGAGTCCATTAAGAAGAATGGAATCCTGCAGAATTTGACGGTCATTCCAAAGGAAGGAGAGCCGGGAGAGTACATTGCAATTATCGGCCACAGAAGAAGTGCGGCGGCAAGGCTGGCAGGAGTCACAGAAGCACCTTGCAGAATTGTGGAGGGAATGACTCATAAAGAGCAGGTATCGACAATGCTGGAAGAAAATATGCAGCGTGGCGATTTGACAATTTGGGAGCAGGCACAGGGATTTCAGATGATGCTTGACCTGGGAGAGACAGAGGACACGATTGCAGAAAAGACCGGTTTCAGCAAGAAAACCATTAGACACCGCTTGAACATTGCGAAGCTGGACTCCAAGACATTGATGGAGAAGGAACGGCAGGACGGCTACCAGCTGACACTTACGGATATGTACGAGCTGGAAAAGATTAAGGACATTAAGACAAGAAATAAGATTTTGAAGGAGTCCACAGACTCCCGAGACCTTGCGAGACGTGCAATCAATGCTCAGAAGGAGCAGAAACGCCAGGAGAATATGAAGCTCTATGTGGCGATGATGAAGAAGCTGGGGTTGAAGAAAGCACCGAAGGAGGCGGACAGCGAGTTTTACACAGACAAGTGGGAACGTATGGAAAGTTACAGCCTGGATAAAGAACCGCCTAAGACGATGAAGTTCAAGGACAACGGCGAACCGATGTTTTACCTGGAACGATACGGAACTTTATATGTAGTTCGCAAAGCGAAAAAGGAAAAGAAGGTGCTTACACCGGAAGAGGAAAAGGCAAGGCAGAATAAGCGTAATAAGAAGCAGATCAAGGCTATTCTGAAAGAAGCAACCAACACGAGAAAAGTGTTCATTGAAGGCATTTTATCCGGAAGAATCAACAAAATTACCGATGAAAAGAAGGTAGAAGCAGACCTTTTCGAGCAGATGATGAGTTACGAGACGTTTACCGGCCATAACACATTAAAGAAATTCTTTGTGGGATGCGAGATTTACAATGCTCCGAAGGAAGAATTAGAAGCAGCCGAAAAGAAGATGGAAGGGTTAAGTGTTTTACACAAACTGCTCTGCATGGTATCAGCAATGGCTGGCGAAGAGGATCTTGTAGATAACTGGCATTACACATACGACACAATAGGCGGTGAGCGTGTAAAGGCGTTGTATAAAGTCCTGGAACAGTATGGCTTCCAGTTCCCTAACGATGAAGAGAAAAGCGTGGTCGAAGGAACCAGTGATTTGTATGTAAAGAAGGAGTGTTAGCGATGCAGGAATGCGAGGGATTTATAAAAGATGCCGATTGCACCAAAGACACGCCGCTTATGTATGGAGAGCCTGATATACCGATATACGGTACTGGCAAAAGGATAATTCCGAGAGTTGAAGGCAGGAGAGACTCTTCCCATTTCGAGAAGATTTTCCTGCCGGAACTGCTACCGCTTGAGGAGTACGACCTGGTTGCAATACTTCTTTCCGGAGGAAAAGATAGCATAGCCTGCTATTACAAACTACTGGAACTTGGAGTACCAAAAGAACGGATGGAGTTTTGGCATCACGATATTGACGGTGGCAACCCGGAGAGAAAAATGGACTGGAAATGCACACAGAATTATGTGAAATCATTTGCAGAAGCAGAAGGAGTAAAGCTGAGACTTTCGTGGAGGGTTAATGGATTTTTCGGGGAACTGTATAGAATCGGCGCAAGCGAACCGGTTGAATGGCTTGATCCGGATACCGGAGAAGTAAGGCAATGCCGATTGTCGAGAAATTATCTACAATGCCAGGAAATTAAAGAAAAAGCCACGGAAGATATGGAAGCAGAACTGAAAAAGCTGGGTTATAGAATGAAATTCCCTGCTAAAACAGGAGATTTGAGCAGGAGATGGTGCAGCGCATATTTGAAAATTATGGTTGCAGACACGGTGATGTCAAACCTTAGCCGACTGCAGGAGTTAGAACAGCTTGGAGGGAAGAGACATAAATTTCCGGCAAAAGGCGGTACCCACCAGGGACGTTGGTGCAGCGGAAATCTAAAGGCGGCAGTCCAGGACAGTGTAACATCGAACCTGGAACAGACAAAGGAAAATGTAAAGATTTTAGTCGTCTCCGGAGAACGACGAGGCGAGTCAAAAGGACGCTCAAAGTATAACGAAATAGAAATACACAGGACAAACGCACCGGCAAAAGCACATAGAATAGTGCATCAATGGCGGCCGGTGATCGACTATTCAGAAAGAGACATATGGGAAGTTCTAAAGAGACACAACATCAATCCACATCCTTGCTACAGAGCGGGATGGAATAGATGTAGCTGTGCGATGTGCATATTTTCTACTCCGAAACTGTTTGCGGGAATAAAGGAGATATATCCGGAAGAATTTGAGGCATTAAAGAGAGATGAAGAGATACTTGGCTTCACGCTGGATAACAAATGCGACTTAGAAACATTCGTCGGAGATGCGGAGTCGTGTGTATATCACGGAGATTTCGAGGCATTGAGGAGTTTGATTACCGGAGAATTTACAATCGATGATGTGTATGTGAAGGGGCGATGGATGTACCCGGCGGGAGCATTTCATGGAGCGGAAGGAGGACCGTGTTAGGATGGAAAAGAATAAAAGACCGGAGATCACGGCGATGCTGTCGCTCTCAATCCAGCAGCACATCTGCCCGAACAATGATCCGAGAATTTACTGGGCCAGGGAAGTGACTTTCGACTACGCCACCATGAATGCAGTGCGGGTGGATTTTATGAAATTCAAGCCGGTAAACAATACAGTGTCCGGCATAGAGAAGGGAGACTTCTACTGTTATGAGGTTAAGTCCTCGATAGAGGATTTTCGCTCGAAGAACGGTCACAACTTCCTGGGAGACTACAATTACTATGTGATGCCGGAGGAAGTGTACGAGCAGATCAAGAAAGAAATTCCATACCAGGTAGGCGTGTATGTTCCGGATGGAATGAACTACCGGGGTGAGTGGTACGACCTCAAAGCAATCAAGAAAGCAAAGAGAAAAGATAGAAGCAGGCCGGTATCAGAAATGCTGTTGATGATGTTCCGGTCTGCAGCACGAGATAGAAAGAAGGTGTTGAGCGATGGATATTAAAAACAAAAACGAATTAAAGAGAAGGATAGACCTGTTTTTGCATGACTTCACGCCGGAAGAATATAAAATCAACGAAGAGTTTTGCAAGGAAACCATGAGAATGATGGCTGATTTTATCGGCCACGTAGATAACAGACTGGATTCGGCAAATGCCAAAGTTATTGCCGGAAGGAAGAGAGAAAACGAACTGGCAGAATACATCCTCAAAGAGTGTCATTTCTGCCCGATCCCGGTTGAGGTTAAATGCCGGTACGGTTTCAGAGAGAACGGATGTAAGAAGTGTTTATTGAAACATACGAATTTGCTGGATAAACCAAGGGAGGACTGACGCATGGTGGTGAATGCAAAATGTAATCTCTGTAAAGAACCTACGAAATACGTGGCAGGGTTCTTCGATGGACCAAGGGGCAGGCACGGATGCCTGTTTGATTGCAAAAATGAGCGGTGCGAGGTTTATCAAGTGAAGAGATTTACAGAGTCAGAGGCAGTCAAGGAAAGAATTAAGATTCAGAATTTGAACAGTCAGAAGGGAATGTATGCAGGCTATATTGCAGCGCTAAGGAAAGATGCCAAAATAACAATGATGAAAATGGCGCAGATTGCTGGATGCGGTCCGGCAGAGTACAGTTCCTACGAACACGAGAGGAAAGAGTTCAATCCGGAAATATACCGGAAATGCGAAAAATATCTGAAAGAGAAAGAAGGTGGAGGGCGATGTTGACGCTACCAATAAAAAAGAAGTGGTTTGATATGATTGTCTCCGGAGAAAAGAAAGAGGAGTATAGAGAAATCAAACCATATTACGACAGCCGGTTTATGAATGCGTTCGGTTTTCTACTGGTAGGCGGACAGATGGTATATGGAGAGGCAGCACCGGAAGAAATCCGGAAGCCGTGGCCGGTACTAGTAGTATTCAGAAATGGGTACTCGAAGGATTCGCCGGAAGTTGTTTGCAAATGCACCCTGCAATTTGGAAAAGGCAAGCCTGAGTGGGGTGCAGAACCCGGCACATTATACTATGTGTTGAAAATAGAAAAAGTGGAGGAGGTAAGAAATCATGTGTTGCTGGGATGATGGAGATTATTTTGAGCCAGGCGAATTTGACGAGAAAATCGAAGAGTTAAAGAATGAGCTTAGAGAATCGGTAAAAAAGGAAATCAACGATGAAATCGAGAAACTGCGTAAAGAGAATAAGGAACTGCAGGGTATTAAGAGAAACTTCGAGTCAGTGAAGAAAGACTTTGAGAAAAAGAAAGATGAGTGCGACAGGGCGATACGGAATGCAGAAAGCAAAGCCAAGCAAGCCAGGTTGAAAGAGTTAATGGAACATTTCAAGGTTACTCTTTGGGCGGTAAGCTGGGACTATCGGTATAAAAAGAAATGCGATAAGTGCGACAAAAACAGAAGAATCCAGGTAGCATTGCCGTCCGGGAAAACCGTGGACGATGAGTGCAGCTGCAGAGTGAGCAAGAAGGTGTATTACCCAAAAGAGAATGTGCTATACGAATTAAGCGAGAGAAATAGAGAGTTCATGGCATGGTACATGGCGAAAGGAGACAGAGGAGAAGAGTATTTTGTTGGAGGCCCACGTGCTGAATATGCGAAGGTAGTAGTGGATCACAATAAGGATTTCAAAGAAATAGAGACAGAAGAATTGAGAAAAGTATTCTTCACAACAAAGGAAGAGTGCCAGGCATTTTGTGATTATATCAATGGCACAGAAGTTTTGGGGTACGATTACAATGTTGAAGGTCAGCCGGTTGTGCAAAGAGAGGAGACGGAGTAGATGAACAAGGTAATTTTAATGGGTCGCCTTACACGTGATCCGGAGGTTAGATATTCCCAGGGAGAGCAGGCTACGGCAGTAGCTCGCTACACCCTGGCGGTAGATAGAAGAGGAAGAAGCCAGGAGAACTCAGCAGATTACATTCAGTG